AAAGATAGAACAGTCGGAATTGATGGTGTCCCAATTACGATCGGAGTAATAGAACATTGGGACAATGAGGTAGATGGATTAAAGGAAGATCAAGATAGTTTAAATGAATACTACAGGCAGTTTCCACGTACTGAAGCTCATGCTTTTAGAGATGAAGCTAAAAATAGTTTATTTAACCTTACTAAAATATACCAACAAATAGATTATAATGAGTACTCTAACTCAATAAATAATGTAACTGTAGGTAATTTTCAATGGAGAAGTGGGATAGTAGATACAGAGGTAATATTTATGCCTAATTCAAATGGTAGATTTACAGTTTCTTGGGTTCCTCCAGTAGAATTACAAAATAAAATTATAGAGAAAAATGGATCTAAATACCCTGGAAACAATCATATCGGAGCATTTGGTTGTGACTCTTATGATATTAGTGGTACTGTCGACGGTCGTGGGTCTAAAGGATCACTTCACGGATTAACTAAGTTTTCGATGGAAGACGCTCCACCAAATCATTTCTTTTTAGAATATATAGCAAGACCTCAAACAGCAGAGATGTTCTTTGAGGACGTTTTAATGGCTTGCATATTTTATGGTATGCCTATATTAGCTGAAAACAACAAGCCGAGATTACTTTACCACTTTAAAAGAAGAGGTTACAGAGGTTTTAGTATGAATAGACCTGATAAGCTTTGGAATAAACTTTCTATAACTGAAAGAGAAATAGGTGGTATACCTAATTCAAGCCAAGATATTAAGCAAGCTCACGCGGCTGCTAAACCATGGTGATATGTATTTTCAAAAGACTTTAGAAGACTGGGCTACTTTTGATATTAATAATAGAACTAAGCATGATGCTACTATAAGTTCTGGACTCGCTATTATGGCTTGTAATAAAAATAGATACAGACCCAACTCTTTAAACACAATTAAAAAATTCAATTTAGGCATGAAAACTTATGACAACACTGGATATATTTCAAAAATTAATATATAGATAAATGCAGATATACACTAATAGCAATAGTATTTTCCCTGATCAAACCGTGCCAGTCGCAGAAAAAAATACAGAAGAATATGGCTTAGCCGTTGCTAGAGCTATAGAGGGAGAATGGTTTAGAAACTATAGAGGTGCTGGTTATCAGTTTTACAATAACTATACTTGGTTTCATAATTTAAGGTTATACGCCAGAGCAGAACAACCAGTTCAAAAATATAAAGATGAGCTTGCTATTAATGGGGATTTATCTTATTTAAATTTAGACTGGAAACCTGTTCCTGTTATTCCTAAGTTTGTGGATATTGTAGTTAATGGAATGTCTCAAAGAACTTATGACGTTAAAACAATGGCTCAAGATCCAGAGTCTAGAAAACAAAGAACCGATTATGCGCAAAAGCTTTATCAAGATATAATGCTTGAAAAGTACTACGAAGCTGTGGAACAGATATTTCCTTCAATGGATTTAAGAAACTTTGAAAAAACTCAAGAAACTCCTGAATCTACTGACGAGTTGCCTATGCACCTTCAACTTAACTATAAACAATCTATAGAAATAGCAGAAGAAGAAGTTATTGATCAAGTTCTTGCTAAAAATAAATATGATTTAACAAGAAAAAGATTAAATGAAGATTTAGTAATATTAGGTATTGCGGCTGTAAAAACGACATGGAATAAGTCTGAAGGTGTTGTTATAGATTACTGTGATCCAGCAAATATGGTTTGGTCATACACTGAAGATCCAAACTTTGAAGATCTTTATTATGTAGGTGAAATAAAATATTTAACTATTCCTCAACTCAAATTACAGTTTCCAAATTTAACTCCAGAGGAAATAGAGCAGATAGAAAAATACAAAGGTAACTCTGAGTATTTAAATAGTTTCAATGGTAGGTATGATGATAACACTGTTCAGGTTTTATTTTTTGAATACAAAACTTTTATTGAGCAAGTATTTAAAATAAAGGAAACTTCTGTTGGTTTAGAAAAAGCTTTAGAAAAAGAAGATACTTTTCTTCCACCAGAAGCCGACACATTTAAAAGAGTTTCAAGAACAATAGAAGTATTATACAGTGGAGCTAAAATACTAGGACATCCTATAATGCTAGAATGGCAACAAGCGTTTAATATGACTAGACCTCTCGCTAACTCCCCTAAGGTTAATATGAATTATCAATTATGTGCACCTAAAATGTACAGAGGTAGAATAGAATCTTTAGTCTCTCGTATAACTGGTTTTGCAGATATGATTCAGCTTACCCATTTAAAGATTCAACAAGTACTTGCTAGAATGGTTCCTGATGGTGTTTATATGGACGTTGATGGTTTAGCAGAAGTTGATTTAGGTAATGGAACTAACTATAATCCAGCCGAAGCTTTAAATATGTACTTTCAAACTGGTAGTGTTATAGGTAGATCACTAACTCAGGACGGTGAAATTAATAGAGGCAAAATTCCTATACAAGAACTACAATCAAGCAGTGGTGGTGCGAAAATACAAAGTCTTATTCAGACTTATCAGTACTATTTACAAATGATTAGAGATACTACCGGTCTCAATGAAGCTAGAGATGGATCACTTCCAGATAGAGATTCATTAGTTGGTTTACAAAAGCTAGCTGCTGCTAATTCTAACACAGCTACTCGTCACATATTACAGGCTAGTTTATACTTAACTTTAAAAGCTTGTGAAAACGTATCAAGAAGAATATCTGATTCTTTAATGTTTCCTATAACTAGAATCGCTTTACAAGATAGTATAACTACTTTTAATTCAGCTACATTAGATGAATTGATGACAAAAGAACTTCATGATTTTGGTATATATATTGAACTAGAACCAGACGATGAAGACAAAGCTAAACTTGAGGAAAATATTCAAATAGCTTTAAGAGCGGGTGGGATAGATTTAGAAGACGCTATAGATATTAGAAATATAAATAATATTAAACTAGCTAATGAGCTTTTAAAGAAAAGAAGAAAGCAGAAACAAGCTAGAGAAGAACAATTACAACAACAAAATATTCAAGCTCAAGCTCAAGCTAATCAACAAACAGCTGAAAAAGCCGCTATATTTGAAGTGCAAAAGCAACAAGCTTTAACAGAAAGCCAATTACAAATAGAGCAAGGTAAGTCTCAATTTGAGATACAACGAATGCAAACAGAAGCTCAAATAAAACAACAATTAATGGAGGTTGAGTTTCAATATAACATGCAGTTAGCTAAGGCTCAAATTAAGAATGAAAGCGATAAGATTAATGAGATTGAAAATAGAAAAGATCAAAGAACAAAAATGCAAGCCACTCAGCAGAGTGAAATGATACAACAAAGACAAGAAGATGGATTACCAAAAGACTTTGAATCTCAAGGAAACGATACTATTGATGGTTCCTTTGGACTAGAATCGTTTGGTCCCCGTTAATTATTAACTATTATATTATATTATGTCAGAAGAAGTAAAACAAGAAGGTGACTTTAAAATGAAAAAGAAACCAGGAAGGCCTAAAAAGCTTTCCAAAACAGAAGACAATACTACTAAGGTAGATTTTAAAAAGCAAGAAGAAGAAGCTATAGAAACTAAAGAAAAGGAAATACAAGATGCCATTCAAGAGTCAAGCGCAAAGACAGTGGATGTGGATGAACAAGCCGCAGATGGCAAAGAAGTGGGAGAAGCACACACCGAAAAACAAGAAACTACCGAAGAAGAAAAAGAAGTAGTAATAATAGAAGCTAATAATGAAACTGAACCTCAGTTAGAAAAAGCTGAAGAAGAAATTAAGGAAAATCCTCAACCTGAACTACCAGAAAATATAGAGAAACTTGTAGAGTTTATGCAAGACACTGGTGGAACATTAGAGGATTATGTTAGATTAAATACTGATTACTCTACGATGGGTAATGAGGCTTTAATAAAAGAGTATTATAGGTCAACCAAACCTCATTTAGATTTAGAAGAAATTCAATGGACAATGGAGGAAAACTTTGAATATGACGAAGAAGAAGCAGACGAAAGAGAAATTCGTACTAAAAGGTTGGCACTAAAAGAAGAAATTGCAAAAGCTAAAAGCTATTTTGACGAAACAAAGAGAAAATACGCGGCTAATATCGAGATGAGACCAGCAGCAAACTCTAGTGAAGTTGAAAAAGCTATGGAGTTTTTCAATAGATATAACGAGGAACAAAACGTGAGAAAAGACAAGTTTAGTAGGTTTCAATCGGGTACAAAAGATTATTTTAAAGAACACGAAGGTTTCGAGTTCAATGTAGGAGATAAGTCTTTTAAGTACAAGATTAATAACACTGAGCATGTTGCTGAAGCACAGTCAGACCTTAACAATCTAGTTAAGAAGTTCTTAAACAAAAAAGGTGAAGTATCTGATTTAAAAGGCTATCACAAAGCTGTATATGCAGCTAGAAACCCAGATTCTCTAGCAAATCATTTTTACGAACAAGGTAAAGCAGATGGGTTAAAAGAGATAATGAGTAAGTCGGCTAACATTGAAAGCGTAAAACCTAATTCAGGAGACATAACGTTTAATGGATTTAAGGTTAGAGCAATCAGCGGAGATGATAGTTCCAAGTTAAAAATTAAAAAATATAAACAATAACTTTAACTTAAAAATTAAAAAATGAGTGGATTTGTAACAAACAATACTGGCGTAAACACGGGAGCTTTCCCAGCTAGTATAAAGCCAATGCCACAGAAGACAACATTACCTGATAATTATATTAATTTTCATGATGCTGCCTTCTCAACTTGGACACAACAATACCTACCTGAGCTTTACGAAGCTGAAGTAGAGAGATACGGAAACAGAACTTTAGGTGGTTTCCTAAGAATGGTTGGCGCTGAAATGCCAATGACATCTGATCAAGTAATTTGGTCTGAACAAAATAGATTACACGTAGCTTATGATGGTGTGACTAGAACTGGTGCTGCTACTAACGTGTTTACTGTAACTGGTAACTTTGGTTTGAAAATAAACAATACTGTTGTTTTATCAAACGGGTTACTTACAGCTAAATGTTTAGTGTCTGCTGTTAATGATGCTGCTAAGCAAGTTACTTTATTACCTTACCAAGCTAATGATATTGCTGCTGTATTCGGAACAACTACCGCTAACTATAAAATGTTTGTGTATGGTTCTGAATTTCCAAAAGGAGTAGGTAACAATCAAAAATCAATTGAGCCAACACCAAGTACTTTCTCTAATAGCCCTATCATTATGAAGGATTATTTTGAAGTATCTGGTTCTGATACAGCTCAAATCGGTTGGATTGAAATAGCTGCTGAAGATGGATCTGCTGGATACTTCTGGTATATGAAAGCTGAGGCTGAAACTAGATTAAGATTTGAAGACTACATGGAAATGGCTATGGTTGAAGGTGAACTAGCTACTGGAACAGATATATTAGCAGCGGCTGGAGACACTCTTTTCGATGCTAATGCTCCTGTTAAAGGTACTCAAGGTTTATTTTCTGCTATTGAAGATAGAGGTTTAGTATGGAATGATTTTGCTGGTGCTGCTGCTCCTGGAGCTGGTGCATTAGGTGATTTCGATGCAATTCTTAAACAACTAGATAAGCAAGGTGCTATTGAAGAAAACATGTTATTCTTAAACAGAGCTACTGCTCTTGATTTCGATGATATGATAGCTGCACAAGCTGGTGGAGGTTATGCTTCTACTCAAGCTGCTTCTTATGGTTTATTTGAGAATGAGCAAGAAATGGCTCTTAACTTTGGTTTTGCTGGTTTTAGAAGAGGTTCTTATGACTTCTACAAAACTGACTGGAAATATCTAAATGATGCTACCACTCGTGGTATGGTTAAAGATATAGATGGTGTTATGGTGCCAGCTGGTACTTCTACAGTATACGATCAAATGTTAGGAACGAATATCAGACGACCTTTCTTACACGTAAGATATAGAGCTTCACAAGCTGATGATAGAAGATATAAATCATGGATCACTGGTTCTGTTGGTGGTGCTTATACTTCAA